AAAGAATTCTGCTGGCTTACGCAACATCATTGTCTGCGACTCTTTGATATCAAATCCAATAAGAGTCGTACCCTTAACTGTCAGCACATCATTGATGGCTTTGTAAACAGTTACCTTACGATACTTAGTATTGTACACCCAAACTTCAGACGATCCAACAATGGTCTCTGGTTTGATAGACTTCAGATTGAACTCAGCAAAGTCCTTCATGAACTTCATCTTTGATACAATCTTGCTAGGTGGTTGTGGCTTACGCTTTCGTGGAGCACGATTAGCCTTAGCAGTCTGCACCTGCTGATTGCAGTCGTTAATGATACTTTCCAAGAACTCTGCAAACTTCTTCAGTTCTCGTTTACTGAGGAATGAATATCCTTCGTTGAGTTGCTCATCATCCCCTTGGATGGTGTCACGAATTTCTTGCAGCTGTTTAACATAGAACTCTCCAATTCGCTTTGCGATTGGTGCTGCAACTTCATTTGATAGTAGATAATTCTTCGTCGAGAATTGAGTACCCTTACCCTTTGTGAGAATGAAATCATCTATGGCTCCATCAATTTCGCCAGCAAGGTCATGCGCTTTCTCTTCCATTCGTTCTTGAATGCTTATGACATTGGTGACTGGTTTAATCACTTCGATCTGCTCTTGGATTTTCTTTGCGTCTTCAATCATCTCTTTGAGTCGGCTAGCAAAGAATGGACTGAAATCAGTCAATTGCTTGATAGTGGTCTGTTCGTTTGTCATCAAACGACAGAGTGACCCAAATGTGGTGAAACGATGGTCAGGGAGTTTCTTAAGTTGCTTAGCAATCTTGGGTTCTTTCTTTGAGAAGAACTCAATCGTGAACATCTTCTGTTCTTTGGCACCAGTGTTTACAGAATAGTAACCCAACGCACGACTCAGACTGGTCGTAAAGTCCAGCTGGTCGATTGTTGGTTCATATTTCTTTTGTGATGCAAGGATTGCTTGGTTCTTTGCACGACGCTTTGCGGTATTCACAGCCATTGATTTCTCCATAATTTATACATATATTATACCCCAAAGCGCAATTAAAGACAAGCATTATTTTGCAGTGATTTTCTCGTATAGCTCCACGAAGTCCTCGTGGTCTGCAACTTCCTGCGCCAGATTTTGTTTGTGGAAAGTTTTTGCAATCTTAGAAATAACTTTCTTTGGAATCTGGAGTGTATCAGACTGCTCTTTAACGATCTCTTTAATCAAATCTCGTTCAGCTTCTGTGCGTAACATTGAGTTGCTAATCTCTTGAATAGCGCCTTGCAAATCTTTTTTCTGTTCAGGTGTCAGCGCATAATTCATTTGCTGCTCCTAAAGTGTCCACCACCAACAACACCACCAAGGATGATTGCTGCCAACCAAGTGTCTACTGTAAATGGAATTGCCAATGCTGGGAACAATGCATTCAGCGACCAGATTGTCGCCATTGGCATAAGAACGATTAGTGCAATAACGATTGCGAAGATAATTAGATATTTCATAGTGTAAATCCTACTTTAGTTACGGAGTCCCAACGAAAGGATCTCCATTCATTTTTTTCTGTATCAAAGACCCGAACTGCGGATCCAGAAGTCTGGCTACTTGCAGTGCCACTTTCTTGTGTTGGTTTCTTGTCTGCAGGTATTCTTCCCTCAACGAGAGTGCACTGCATGTCTCTAGTCGTTCCATCTTTTTTGGTGAAAGTAACGCACAAGTCTTTGATGTTGTCATCGTGGAGAACTCCAAGTGTCCAGGTTTTAAATTCTTCGAACTCTTTTTCATTCTTAAATACTGTTTGAAATGCCATTATCTATTTCCTCTTTCAACTTATCAACTATTGGTCCAAAGAAAGAATTAAATTCTTGTTTGGTTAGAAAAAATGTATTGTTGCTACTGGTGATTAACTTACCATTCTCATTTGTCAAGTTACTCATCATAGTAAACTCAATCATATCATAAATCAAATCACCATTCTCTTTATTAAGAATGTGTTGTTTTACCTTGACTGTCCTCAACAGACCTTCTCGGTACAATTCCCATTCATAGTCCATCTTGTGCCTTTCTGTGCTTAGGTTGACGAATGTACTGAACCTTGCTCTCCACCCTACGCTGAC